CTATCACTATGCGCGGCTATGCAATATGGGCATTGATAATTACACCAATTAGTCATTTTCCAAGAAATCATATAATATTTCTCGGTTGTTTTATTAATAATTTTTATTATATCTTTATCTGATATAATTAATGCCATTCTTCTAAATCCTCTTTATTTTTAGATATATCAAAATCTCCGCTCAAAGGACAAGTTTTTTGCAATAATAAAGTACAATAATTAATATATTTTTTAGGCTCATATTCAAAATCACTTGTATATATATTTCCAAAACTTTTATTTTTTAATACGGGACAAGAATTTAATACAATATCACCATTAACTTTAATTAATATATTTGCTGTTCCATTATTGCAATAATATCCAAAACTTTGTATACCATTTATTAAACTTCCTTTTACTTCAGGCATATTGTAAAAAGTATATTCATTATCTTTTGTAGTTACTAAAATTTCATGATATAATAATTGACCTGGTTTAGTTTCATCATTATGAGTATTAATTTCATCTATAATTTTTCTATCATCTTCAGTTAAATCAATAGATTTTGTAATTATAACTCTCATAAAAATATCATTATCTTTAGCTTTTTTAATAAAATCTATATCTGAAAGATCGTTAACTTCAATTGAAGTCTTTATATATCCACCGTTATCTCGATAGTTAATTACTTTATTTAAAAAATAATCTAATGTACCAATTCTAGTATCATAGACTGCTACCATTCCTAAAGTAGTATTAGTACTTTGAACATATGATAATAAATCTAAATAATAATCATTATCACGAGAAAAATTAGTTTGAAAATAAACTTTTACAATAGTAGGATCGTTAATATCTAAAACTTGTAAAAGATTAATTAAATTATAATAAGTAACTTCGCCTTGCCCGCCGTCTAATTTAATTTTTATTTTTCTGTTAGTTTCTTTACAATAGGGGATAAGTTTATTATAAAGAAAATTATGTATCTTTTGTGCGGCATTTAATATATCACTTTCGGTTGGAGTGAGAAAATCTAAAGTCGAATCAAAATTATTCCAATCTGTTATCCTCCAAGTTAATACATATAAATCTTCATTATATCCATTGTTTATTGATATAATATCATCGCCATTAATTTTTATCATATTATTCTCCTTTTTTTAAATTTATATTCCAACATAATTTGCATTTTTTATCTTTATCTAATTTACAAATTACATTCTCTTTAGGTAAACTAATTTGATAATTATCTTCATTTAAATTTCCTAAAATTAAATTATTTCTTAAATAATAACAACCCGCTCTACATACATCTCCATTCGGTTCTATTCGTATAGATGTATTACCAGCTGTACAAATCCAATTATATGGATTTAAACCTCCATTGTTAATAAAATTATTTATTAAAGTAACATCATTAAATAAATATTTATTTTCTTGCATTATGCAAATTCCATTCTGTTGTCCTTTGTCAATTTGATATTTTGTTTGTAAATCATATAAAAATTGCATTTGTTCTTGCGTTAAATTTAAAGTTTCTTCAGAAATATTTAATCTTTCTTTCGTAATATGAATATATAAATTTTGCTTAATACATTCTTGAATAAAAGATAAATCAAAAGTATCTTGATTTACAAAAATATTTACTCTAACTTTAATCTGGTTATCTAATAATAATTTTATTTTTTGAATAAAGTCTTCTTGATTTCCAAATTCTTTATGATAAGATGCACTAATTCTTAAATCAATTCTACAAATATTACAAAAATGATTTAATTTAACAAAATAATCTATTGATTGCGATAAATTTGTTGGAATATTAATTAAAGAAATATATTGAGGTCCAATAATTTTTATTATCTTAATTAAATCAAAATAGGTGACTTCTCCACCTATAAATTGTATCTTTATTTTTTTATTATTTTGTTTACAATAATTATATAATTCATTTTTAACAAAATAAGCAATTTTTAAAGCATATTTTTCTAATAATTCTTGATTAGGCATATACTTGCAGCCTTTTTCTGACATTGATATTATATCTTCACTACAACCTTTGCAATGATAATTACACCAATCTGTCATTTTCCAAGATATAATAAAATTATAATCAAGATCTCTATTTTGAATTTGCAATATACTATCTGGTACAATTTCTATCATAATAAAGTATTTATCTGTTCCTTTAATTGTTCTATACTATATAAAAGATTTAAATGTTGATAATTATTATTAAAAAGCATTGTTATAGAACCCCTAGGATTGTATCCATATTTTTCAGGAGTTTCTTGAAATTCTGCTATTAATTGTTTTTTATATGTAACAATGCTATTTAAATCATCTTCATAATCTACTAAATGATATTTATTTCGGCTATGCTCTTCAAAACTTTTAAATTCAGTATGGTATCCAATATTTTTATTAATTAAAGCAGCTATTTTATAACCATCTTTAGCTCTTTGAAGCATCTCTAATTGATCTTCACAATAGCCAGTTAATTTTAAATATTTTTTAGGTAAGATACTATTATTATATACATTTTTATATATTAAACCTAAACCAGTTCGCCCATATTCACTTAAAATATAATATATTGTATTTTTTTGAAGAAGTGGAAATGAATCAAATTTGCTATCAATCCTTAGCACCCCGCATTGAGGATTTTGTAATAAAAATAAAATACCATTTAACCATAATTTTTGAGCTTCTTCAATGTGTTCTTTATAATAAACTATGTCATCATCAAAATCAACAAAATATAAAGTATCTTTTGGAGCTACCTTAGCTGCATCATTTCGCATTGTTATAAAAGAAAAAGTTGCTGGCGTCCAATTATATTCATTTTGAGTATATGCTACTTTAAAACCTTTGTTTGTTAAATCCTGTACAATATCATTAATTTCTTCTTGAGTGTAAGGAGGTTGAAAATTAAAACAAAAAGTAATATATTCTTTAAAGGCATCAAAAACTTTTAAAGTTGTATAAAATTTAGTCTTTAATTCTTCGGGCTTATTTGTTGGAATTAAAAAACTTAAAATATTATAATTCATTTATTTGTTCCTTAAATATCTTTTTTGTACTAAAATTATATAATAATATTTTCTTTTTGTCAATCTTTTATGTCAATTACTCTTTTTTAATAAGCCTCTCTGAAATTAATATTGATTTTTATTAAAAAAATAGATATAATTTTAATATACAATAGATATGAGGAATAAACAATGAATAAACATTATGCTATATCAGACCTTCATGGAATGTATGAGCTTTGGACAAAAATAAAAACTTATTGTGATGATACAGATACTATATACTTTTTAGGGGATGCGGCGGACCGTGGTAGCGAAGGGATCAGATTAATGCTGGAATTAATCGAGCATCCGCAAGTTATATATTTAAAAGGTAATCACGAAGATTTATTATATCAAGCAATAGCAAAAAAGAAAGGAATTGATTTTGATAATTGGATGTTTAATGGTGGAGAACCAACTTATACGGCTTTTAAAAAACTTTCTTCTTCAGATCAAGAAAAAATACTTGCCACTGTTAATAATCTTCCTTATCATATGTATTATAAAAACATAAATAATCAAAAAATTCATTTAACTCATGCGGGTTTTACACCTGGAACCCCGCCGCTTAATGGAGTAGGATTTTATACGTATCCTAAAGATAATCTTTTATGGGATCGAGAGCATATAATAGATAGCTGGCCCCATGGATATCCTAATTCTTATATAGTGCATGGGCATACACCAGTGCAGCTTTTATGGCAATTTGGAGAATATGGATATAAACCTGAAGAAGGATACTGCCGCTATTGTAACGGACATAAAATAGATATAGATAATGGGTGTTTTAGTACTAATGCAGCAATTGTATTAGATTTAGATACCCTTGAACCTATAATAATACTATAAATACACTAACTAAAAAGGAAAAAAGAAACAAATGGCAAATCAAAAAGATGAAGTGTTTAAACAAACACTCAAAGAACTTTTCACAGAAGAAAAGAAAAAAATCGCAAATGCAATTATAGGAGATGAGGAGGCATTACAATATATTGTAGATAAAATATATAATATTCATTTAAATGCTTATATGTCAACAGAAGCTCGAACAAATGATTTTATAAAAAGTCTAACAAATACTGAAAAAGCGGCAATCGGTTACATATTGGCGGCAATTGATAAGAGTACTCTTAAAGGAGTAATTTCAATTAATGCTCTTGTAAATAAATCACAAATTTCTCGTCCCGTATATAATAATATTTTAGATAAAATGACTAAATATAATGTCGCTTATATTGTCAATAAAGGGGTAAAAGGAACACAGATTACATTAGTAGATAAGGCTATCTTTAAGGCGAATTTTATCGAAGAATAATGTGAATTTTTTTCAAAATGAAAAATTTTCACAAAAAATGGGTGAAATTATCAAAGGTAATTAGATGCGCAGGGGCTTGATTTGATTTTTAAAAATTTTTTTGGTATAATATTATTACAAAATAAATAAAAGGAGAAAAAAGCTATGTCAATTTACGAAGAATTAAGAGAAATAGATACCGCAGATACTATTGTTACACCTTTGGGCATTTCTGTTTTTGATTATTGTGCATTAAATTGTAATAGATAAAATAGTTACTGTATGGGGAAATTTATTCAATACTTACGATATATTCATTCTTTAAACACTTTAAAACTTAATACTTATAAAGAAGATAGAACTTAACGAAATTTTGGGTTCTATCTTTTTTATTGATTTTTAATAAAAATTATTATATAATATTTATAGAAAAAGGAAAGGAAGGGTAATAAAAAATGGTACAAACAACTTCACTTAAAGAAGCTTTAATGAAACTTTATGGTCTTGGACAATATTCTAATCCAATGAATATTCTTTATGGAGATGGTTTTTATGCTAATTGGATATACGAAACTTGGTCAGAAGAAGAAGTTAATAAATGTTTAAAAGAATTAAAGAAAACTTATAATATATAAGAGAGGAGAATAAAATGCTTAATTCAAAAGGTGAAAGAGAGTTAGCTTATATAGTTAAAATAGATGATATTTTTGATATGGATGGAGTTAATAACCAAATTGCTCGAGTGGGCGGCTGGACTGTATTCGTTAAAAGAAATGAGTTTAAGAAGGGCGACCTTGCGGTTTATTTTGAAATAGATAGTAAATTGCCTGCAATTGAATATTTTTCTTTTATGGAAAAATACCACTACAAAGTTAAGACTCAGAAGTATGTGAAGGGGCGTGTCATATCACAGGGATTGCTAGTTCATCCGAATGATTTGGGATTAACTAATTATAAAGAAGGCGATTTTTTAACCGAAAAGTTGGGAGTTACTTATTATGAGCCCGAGGATAATACTCGAAAAGCGGCCTCCGCAGATAAGTACAAAATAATGGCTAGCCGTCACCCTAAGCTCTTCCGCAAACGTTTTATTAAATGGTTATATAGCAAAAGCTGGGGCAAGAAACTTTTATTTGTATTCTTCGGGAAAAAGCACGATAAAAAAGTCGCTTGGCCTGCGTGGGTAGCTAAAACTGACGAGGAAAGATGTCAAAATCTCCCCTATCTATTCCCTGGCAGCCCTGATGAAACTTGGATAGCAACTGAAAAAATAGATGGTACTTCAACTACTTTTACTATGAAAAGGAATAAAAGAAATAAAAAGAAAAATGAATTTTATGTATGTTCAAGAAATGTAGTATTTGATAGACCAGATAAAAGTTGCTTCTATGATACTAATGTATATCTTGAAATGGCGGAAAAATATCACGTTAAAGATATATGCCAAAAGATCTTAAATGATTATTCTTATTTTGATTTTGTTACTATACAAGGTGAAACTTATGGCGGAAATATTCAAAAGAGAAATTATGGAGATGAACATCGCTTAGCAGTGTTTAATATTATTTTTGGTTTTAAAGATGGTACTACTCGTAGATTAAATCCAGTATGTATGGCAGAATTTTTAGAGAATTATAAAATCAATAAAGATTATAATCTTACTCCTGTACCTATTATAGATGAGAATTTTCATATTCCTGAAACCTGTGATGAATTATTAAAAATTGCGGAAGCTCCTTCAAAAATAGATGGCGGAATGAGAGAAGGTTTAGTATTCCGTTCAATAGACGGTAAACGTAGTTTTAAAGCAGTGTCTAATGCATTTTTATTAAAATATCACGCAAATTAACAACCTTTTAGAGAGAATAAATAATATAAAGTTGCTATCAAAAGATAGCAACTTTATTTTTTATAAAAATTATCATATAATATATTATATAATAAAGGAAGGGGAGATATTAAAATATGGAAAATTTAAAAAAATATATTGAAGAAGATAAAAATATTTTTCTTGATTATAAAGTTGAAGAACCTTTAACAATAGAAGCATTTGTTCAAGATGCTGTAAATAGTTTTCCAAATAATATTGGATATATTGATTTATTAGATAGCACTGCTAATGATTTATATTCATTATGTACTTATGAATATGGTAGTTATTATACCGATAAAGGAATATATCCTATATATAAAGATAAAAATATACTACGTATTTATTTTAAAAAGACAGAAGATAATAAACACGTTTGGATATTAGCAGCAGAGGATTAAAATGAGTATTTTTGTAACTTCTGATCTTCATTTCAATCATGATAAACCTTTTTTATATCAACCTCGTGGATATAAGAATATTCAAGAGATGAATGAAGATTTATTAAAAAAATTTAATATAACAGTAAGCGATGAAGATGAAGTTTGGATATGCGGCGACCTGACTCTCGGCGATTTAGAGTCTGCTAAATATTATCTGGAACGCCTTCAAGGTCATATTCATGTAATCCTTGGGAATCACGATACCGACAATCGCCGCATCTTCTATGAGTCTTTGGGTTGGGATTGCCAATATGCTACTATTATAAAATATCATAAATGGCGTTTTTATCTTTCTCATTATCCGACTATTGTTTCAAATTATAATGAAGATATTAACCATTTATGGTGTTTACACGGACACTTACACGAAAAATCTTGTTGGGGCAACTTTCCTAATTGCTATAATGTTTGTGTAGACGCTCATCAAGGGTATCCTATTAATTTAGATACTATAATACAAGAAATAAAAAATAAACAGGAGAATAATAAATGAGATATAGACTTATTACAGCTCAAAACTATGGAGATCAACATTATCCAACATTTGCAGAGGAAGAAGAATTTGTAAGAGGCTCTTATGTAGCTATTGGTACTTCTTTAGGTAAATTTAGTGATACTGCTTGGTGTCATCCTCAAGATGAATTTTCTTCTTTTTTTGGTTGTCAAATAGCAGAAAATCGTGCCATTATAAAATATCATAAAAAGAAAATTGCACAAATTAAAATTGAATTGAAAACATTAAAAAACTTAAAATTACTTTTTGAGTCAATGAAAGATTTTACTCCTAAGAGTAGAGAATATTGTCAATTATGTAAACAAGTTCATATTAAAGAAAATGAGCTTAAAAAAGAACAAGCATTAGTAATTGCTATTAAAGAAACAATAGATAAGTCAATTAAGGAAAGGGATGAGTATATGAAAAAGTTAGCCGCTAAGAAGAAGGACAACTCTAATTAACTTTATTTAGATATTTTTTATATTATATACAACAGAATAAAAATTATCTCAATTTAAAGGAGAATTAGATGTTATTTTACGATACTTGCAGCCTTTTACACGAACTTCAAAATGCTTTCAAGGGGGATAAATTCTTAATAAGTAATTTAACTTTAAAAGAATTAGAAAACATTAAAACCTCTGGAGCAAAAGACGAAGATGTCAAGTACAAGGCAAGAAAACTTATTCATTTATTAGCAGATAATGAAGATAAGTTTGAAGTAATTAATTATCAAAAGCAGTGGGATAAAGAATTAACTAACTCACTAATTGATAATACAGACAGTCGCATTATATTATGTGCGAAGCATTCTAAAAAAGACATTATTTTTGTAACCAAAGATTTATGTTGTCAACAAATAGCTAAATCAATTGGTTTAAATGTAAAATATCTTAATTCTAAAGATACACAAGATTATTTTGGTTATGAAGAATTATCATTAGATGATACAGAATTAAGTTTCTTTTATTCTCAATTATCTAATTTCAAGGATAAAAATTTATATACTAATGAATATCTTATTATAAGAGATGAACACGGAGAACCTCTTGATAAGTTTAAATATACTGAAGATGGCTTAGAAAGAGTTGCTTATCCTACATTCAATAGTAAAATGTTTGGTAAAATTAAACCAAAAGATGAATATCAATATCTTGCTATGAATAGCTTATTAACTAATAAAGTTACTATGTTACGCGGGACGGCGGGTACAGGAAAATCATATCTCGCTATGGGATATTTATTCGACCAACTTGAGAAAGAAACTATTGATAGAATTATTATTTTTTGTAATACGGTGGCTACATTGGGTTCAGCTAAGTTGGGCTACTATCCTGGCTCCCGCAATGAAAAACTTCTCGACTCGCAAATAGGTAACTTTCTTATAAGTAAATTAGGTGATAGAAGTATCGTAGATGATTTTATAGCAAAAGGAAAGATAGTTCTTCTTCCTATGTCTGATATTAGAGGTTATGATACAACAGGTATGAAAGCAGGGATATATATTACTGAAGCTCAAAACCTTGATATAGAATTAATGCGTTTAGCTTTGCAAAGAATTGGAGAAGATTGCATATGTATTCTTGATGGAGATGATTTAAGTCAAGTTGATATGTCAATCTATGCGGGAAATAATAATGGTATGAAACGAGTTTCTCAAGTATTTAGGGGAGACCCTATATTTGGAGAAGTAACCTTAAAAACCATTCATCGTTCTCATATTGCAGAGTTGGCAGCAAAATTATAATATAAAGGAGATGATAATATGCCTTGGTATGGTTATTTAATTATTGCTATTGTAGCAGTAGTTGTAGTATTAGTAGTAGCTATTATTACAGGTAATATTAAGAAAGTAAAGGAATGGCTTGTACTTGTTTGTGCAGAAGCAGAAAAGAAACTGGGTAGTGGTACAGGCGCATTAAAGTTAAGAGAAGTATATGATAAATTTATTGAAAAATTCCCTAAATTATCTACTATTATTTCTTTTAATTTATTTTCAAAATTAGTAGATAAGTCTTTAAAAGTTTTAAAGAACCTACTTGATACAAATACACAAATTAAAGAATATGTTGAAGGAACAGATGAAAATTCTGAAACTGAAGATACAACAGAAGAATAAGATTAAAAGAGCTTGTTAATCAAGCTCTTTTCTTTATCTATTGATTTTTCATAAAAATTATTATATAATAAATATGTAAATAAGAATAAAAGGTAAAATCAATGAACGATATACAAATAGGTACATTAGAGATGCGGCAATTGCATCCTGATGATATTATAATTTTACATTTTAATATGGACAATACTGATATATGGGAACTTACACGACAATTTAAATCTGTTCAAGATATTTTTCCTAACAATAAAGTAATTGCTCTTGAAAGTAAAATGAGAATAGATTTAATGACTAAAGAAAAATTATTGGAGCATTTATCATGAATACTATTTCAATTTATACAGATGGTTCTTGTAGAAAAAACCCTGGACCTGGAGGCTATGGAGTAGTAGTCTTAGATGAAGAAAATAATACTATTTTAAAAACTTTTTCAGAGAGCTGTGATGATACTACGAATAATCGGGAAGAACTTAAAGCTATTATTGTCGCTTTAGAGTGCACTCAATTAACATATCGTGGTTCTACCAAAGATTTTGTTATTTACACAGATTCCGCCTATTGTGTTGGTATATGTAATGATTGGATATATAAGTGGGCGGGTAATTGTTGGAGAAAAGCTAATAATCAAGCTATTGAAAATGCTGATTTAATTAAAACAATATATGGATATTTAACAATTCCATTTAATAATTTTGAAATTAAAAAAATAAATGGTCATTCTGGCGTAGTAGGAAACGAACTTGCCGATGCTTTAGCCACAAGTAATCAAAAGAAGTATTATCAAATTGTAGATGAAAGGGGGCTAATTGAGAAATAAAATAATTGGGTTTTGTGTTGATAAGAGGGGAAAAATGAAGATAAAAATCTTAGTATGGAGTAAGTTGGAGACTAAGAAGCATTATGATAATTATACAATATTCACGTCATTAATGCGTGAGTATGATTTGAAAAAGTATTTAGTTGAAAGAAAGAGTATTACTAAAGATCATTTTTATTGCAACGGTTACGACGTGCAAGATAATCCTGAATATTTTTGTTTTAAAGTCCCACGACACCATAAAGAGAATTTTTTAATGAGATATAATTATTTTAGGAATAATTATATAATTTATACCCATTATTTTATAGAAAATTTATAAATTAGCCACTTATTTTGATAAAAGCCTTCTTTTGAAGGCTTTTATTGATTTTTAAATAAAAAAATATTATAATAGGTTTGGTCAGGTCAGGACAATTATTATTTTTAATTTTTAATAATGTATAGAAAATAAAATTGTCATAAAGGAGAGATGATATGTCAAAAAATACAATTTACTGTTTTACAAATAAAATTAATGATAAAAAATATATAGGTTCTACAGTAGTTGAACCAAATATTAGATATAATCAACATATATATTGTGCAACGCATGAAGAAAATAACAAATATAATTATCCACTTTATCAAGCGATACGAAAATATGGTATTGAAAATTTTACTTTTGAAATTATAGAACAAAAAGAATGTACTGAAGAAGAAATTAGATTACTTGAACATGAATATATTATTCAATTTAATACTGTTGCTCCTAATGGTTATAACCAAACTGATAATACCACTCATCCATTAAATGCCCCAGAAACTTATCAAAAAATGAAAGAAACGAAACGAGAAAATGCAAAAAGAGTAGCTGAAATAGATAATAATAATAATGTTTTACAGGTTTGGCGTAGTATTATAGATTGTTATGAAGATACTGGAATTAATGCAACTCATATAGCATCCTGCTGTAGAGGAGAAAGACATACTGTTTCTCAAAGAAGATTTGCTTGGCTTGATGATAATAATAATGTAATTATCCCTAAATATATTGGTGATACATATAAAGGTGCACCAGGTACAACTCAAGTACAGTCTAAAAGTAAAAAAGTTGCTAAAATAGATCTTAAAACCAATATGATTTTAGCAACTTATGATACAGTTGCATTAGCAGCAAGAGAAAATCAATGTGATGCTAGCGGCATTTGTAAAGTCTGTAATGGAAAACGTAATCAATGTGGTAATTTTAAATGGAAATACATTGAAAATAATTGAAAAAATATAAAAAATAATATATAATATAATATATAAAGAAAAAGAGGTTTAAATTAAATGTCAGATAATAAAAATAAAAATTTATATGATGAAAATTCAATCGAATCCCTTAATCCTTTAGAATTTACACGACTTCGACCTCAAGTTTACGCAGGAGATTGTACGTATTCAACTCAGCTTTTAGTAGAGATTGTGTCTAATGCTGTAGATGAATTTAGACTAGGACATGGTAATAAAATTGAAGTTTCTTTAGACAAAACTAAAGTAACTGTTAAAGACTATGGTCAAGGATTCATTCCCAATTCATTTAGAGAAGATGGAAAATCTATCCTCGAAGCCGCATTTAGCGTATTAAATACCTCTGGTAAGTATAGAGAAGATGGTACTTATGAAGGAACATCTCTTGGTAGCTTTGGTATTGGTAGTAAAATTACTACATATTTAAGCCATAGTTTAACAGTATCTACATTCAGAGACGGAGAGAGTGAAACAGTAGTTTTTGAAGAAGGCGTTTTTAAAGAGAGAAAAGTTAATTCATATGATAAAAATAAGGTATCGTCTGGTACAACTGTTACTTGGATTCCAAGCGAAGAATTTTTTACTCATCCTGAAGTAGAAACTGATAAAGTTAAAAGTTTGTTTAAAACAATTTCTTGCTTATGCCCAGGTTTAACAATTGTATTAAATGATAATGGAACAACTATTAATTATTTCTCGTCAAGAGGTTTAAATGATTTAGTAGATGAAGCTGTTAAAGATAAAGAAATTATTAAAAATCGTTTTGCTATGAATTTCATAGATGGCAAAGAGAAAATGGATTTTATCTTAACTTATACTTCCAATTATTCATCTATTCTTGTTCCTTATGTAAATACAGGTCTTACAGAGAAAGGCCCTCATATTACACAGATTAAAACAGTTCTTACAAGAGAGTTTAATAAATTCTTTAGAACCAAGGGCTGGTTAAAAGAAAAAGATGAAAACTTAACAGGTGATGATATACAAGAGGGAATGTATATTGTATTTAATATTACAGCTCCTAATGTAGCATATGATGCACAGGTTAAGAGTACAATTACTAAAATTGAAATGAAGTCATTTACGCAATCATTAACTGATAATTTAGCAGTGTGGTTTGCAAATAATGAAAAAGAAATTAAAGTAATTGCAGATAAATGTCTTGCCGCTCGTAAAGCAAGAGAAGCAGCAAAGAAAGCAAGAGATAATGCAAGAGGTCAAGTTAAGAAGAAAGAAAAAGCTCTAAAATTTGACAGCAAACTTGCAGATTGCTATTCAAAAGATAGAACTAAATGTGAGATTTATATTACCGAGGGAGATAGTGCCTCTGGTAACTTAAAGGAAGCTCGTAATAATGAATTTCAAGCGGTTATGCCAGTGCGCGGCAAGATATTAAATACCCAAAAAGCAACGCTTGATAAGATACAGAAAAATGCAGAAATTATGACAATGATTGATGCCTTTGGTCTGACTGTTGATGTAAAGAATATGAAAGTTACTTACAACAAGGAAGACTTAAGATACGGTAAAATCATCATAATGTCTGATGCGGACGTCGATGGAGCGCATATTAAAAATCTGTTTTACACCTTTATATGGAACTTCTGCCCACAATTAATTATTGATGGATATGTATATGCGGGCGTTCCTCCTCTTTATAAAATTACTATGGGTAAAGATACTTATATTTATCTTAAAAATGATGACGAGCTTGAAGCCTTTAGAGAGAAGAATAAAGGTAAAAAATACACGGTTAACCGTATGAAAGGACTTGGAGAAATGAGTGCTGAAGAGACAGAACAAACTCTTACAGATCCTAGTCAAAGAATTATAAAGCAAATTTCTGTAAGCGATGTCAAAGCGGCAGATGTATTATTTGACCAACTTATGGGAACAGGTGTTGTAGCTAGAAAGAAGTTTATTCAAGAACATTCTAAGGAGGCTACATACGATGTTTAATATTAAGTGTTATAAAAATGCGGAGGTTATTTATTAATGCAGAACGACGTTATAACTGAATTAAGTCAAAATTTTATAGAGTACGCGGCCGCGGTTAACGGAGATAGAGCTATACCCGATGCAAAATCAGGTCTTAAACCAGTTGCTACTCGTATTTTATATGGCGCATATGCAACTGGTCGTACATCAAATAAACCTCATGTAAAATGTGCAAAAATTGTGGGTGATGTAATGGGAACTTACCATCCTCATGGCGATTCATCTATTTATGGTGCAATGGTTCGTTTATCTCAAGATTGGATTATGCGTTATCCATTAATAGATGGACACGGAAACTTTGGTAATATTGGTGGCGATGGCCCCGCCGCAATGCGTTATACCGAAGCCCGCCTTTCAAAATTAGCAGAAGATGGTTTGTTATCTACTCTTAAAAAGAATAGTGTAGATTTTAAACCTAATTATGATGAAACAACAGAAGAGCCTGTTACTTTGCCTGCTATCTTCCCTAATCTTTTGTGTAATCCTAATACAGGTATCGGTGTAGCGATGGCTTGTAACTGGTTGCCGCATAATTTAACAGAAGTGGCTCAAGCAATCTTTGATTATATGGATGGTAATGAGCCTATGCTTCCTGGTCCTGACTTTCCAACAGGTGGTATTATTATTAATAAAGATGATATTCCATCAATAATGAAAACAGGTCATGGTTCAGTAAAGGTAAGAGCAAGATATAAGGTTGAGAATCAAAATATTGTATTTTATGAAATTCCTTATGGCGAAAGCACAGAAGCTCTTATGACCGAATTAGGCAAAGCGTGTGATGATAAAGTAATTGAAGGTATTGCTCATATTAGAGATGAGAGCAACAAGAAAGGACTTCGTATTGTAGTAGAATGTGAAAAGGGAATTAACCCTGATGCTATTGCTAATAAGATTTATGCTAACACGAATTTCCAAACTTCAATTTCATATAATCAAGTAGCTCTTGTTGATAAAACACCTACTGAATTAAATTTGTTACAATGTATTCAAATTTATCTTAAACATAATATAGAATGTTTAATTAAAGAATGTAATTTTGATTTAGAAAAAGCTCAAGCAAGAAAAGAAATCGTTGATGGTTTACTTAGAGCTTTGGAAGATATAGATAATATTATTACTTTGATAAAAGGTTCTGCAAGCGCGGCAGCCGCAAAAGAGAACTTAATAACGACGTATAAGTTTACTGAACCCCAAGCTAAAGCAATAGTAGAGATGAAATTAGGTAAGTTAGCAGGTCTTGAAAAAGTTGAACTTCAAGAAGAAGCTACTGAACTTAATAATGAAATTGATAAGTTAAATGCTATTCTTTCATCAGAAGAATTACAAGAGCAAACTATTCGTACTAGACTTCAAGAATTAGTTAAAAAGTATGGGGATGCTCGTCGTACAGAATTAACTCAAGTTGCTCTTGAACCAAAAGAGAAAGAAATCGCTACTGTTGTTCCTGAAGATTGCGTTGTAATCTTAACTCAAACGGGAGATATTAAGCGTGTAGCGGCCTCCGCATTTAAAGTACAAAAAAGGAATGGAAAAGGCGTAAAGACCGAGGATGAAGCAGTTCTTGATGTAATTTCAACTAATACTATTGATACATTAATGATTTTCACAAATAAAGGAAAAATGTATCGTTTGCTTGTGGATAATGTTCCTGTTGGCACAAATGCATCAAAAGGTGTAAGAATTGGTACTTTAATCAATATGGAAACCGACGAAAAAGTTATAGCCATTACATCATTATATTGTAAGACTAATGCAGAATATGTTGTATTTATTACAAAGAAAGGTTTATTCAAAAAGAGTGCTTTAACTGAATATACATCTATTAAACGTAATACAGGCATTGCCGCAATTAATCTTAAAGAAGATGACTCAATAGCAAATGTTACTTTTGTTAAAGATGAAGAATTTATTATCGTAACTAAAAAAGGCATGTCTATTCGTTTCACTTCTTCTGATATTACTCCTATTGGCAGAGTTACAGCTGGTGTCAAGTCGATTAAATTAGATGAAGATGATGAAGTATTAGTTGGACTTCCTATTCATAATCCTAATGACTCTCTTGCTGTATTCGCGGCAGGCGGTTACGGGAAGAAAACACCTTTAGATGAATTTCCTCTTCAAGGCAGAGCAGGTAAAGGCGTATTAGTATACAAGCCTAGTGCTATAACGGGTGAGCTTGTTGGTGCGGCAATGGTTAGTGATGATGATAATATTTTAATTATAGGAAAACCTAACTCTATATGCATTTCCGCTAAGGATGTTCCATCATTGAATAGAATTAGTTTAGGTAATGCAATGGTTAAGGGTAGTCAAATTAAATCTATTGTAAAAATTTAAGGAGTTAGTATGGTATATACCGAAGTAAATGGTGAGAAGATAATTTATTTAAAAGATATATTAATAAATGAATTACCAAACAATTTTAAGACTCCTTACTCATTGAGTTTTGAAGGTAGCTCTATTCAAGAGCTGCCTCAGAATTTAATAGTAGGCGGCAACCTATATTTACAAAATTCAAAAATTAAGAAAATAACTTCAGATGTAATAATTTGCGGTTCGTTGTATCTTGATTCAAATGTTGAGCTTGAAGAATATGTTATTATAGGTAGAGAAGTTATAGGAACAGAAGAACAAAAAAATAAAAGATATGCATTAGATAAAACTATGTATAGCGCAAACTGCGCTTATTATGATAATACTTTTGTTGTAACTAAAAAGAATTATTTACAAGTAAAAGATGAAAATTGTTATTTTTATAGAAATATATTTAAAGAATTAAATGATATTATAGTATATTTTGGAAAAGAAGAAGAACCAAAGTTTTTTATTTGTAAAGGTTTAAGAGATGGACTAACGCAAGTTTATATTTATCAGATAAAAAAAAGATTGGGAGACGAATCAATTAATTATAATCTCGATTCATTAATAGATATACCGACCGCCGCGCATTTATATAAAGTTTGTACTGGCGCTTGCGATGAAGGTATTCAAGATTTTATTTCTAAGCTTGAAAATAAAAAAGAACTTTACACAATAGCAGAAGTTATTGATCTAACTAAAAACGTTTATCATAAAAGCTATATTTTTGAACAGTACTTTGAACAGTGTAGCAACAAATAAAGTTAATAAACTCTTTTTTGATTTTCTTTAAAAATTTATATATAATATTGTATAAATATAAGGGGATAAAAAATTTGAAGGAAAATGATAATATTAGGGAGTGATTATTTGCAAGATAGACATTCAAAACAAATGAAAAATTTAATTGAACAACTAAACAGTGCAACTAAAGCCTACGATGAAGGGCATCCTATTATGAGTGATGAAGAATGGGATACACTTTACTTCAAGCTTTTAGATGCTGAAGAAGAGGCGGGATTCGCATTACAAGATTCCCCCACTCAAAGAATATCGTATCAAGTTGTAAACAAACTTGAAAAGGTTGAGCATAACCATAAGATGTTATCTTTGGATAAAACTAAAGATAGCTCTACTATAAAATCATTTTTAAATAACAAATCATTTATTGCAATGTGCAAAATGGACGGACTTACTTGTTCATTACATTACCAGAACGGCTTCCTCGTTGGAGCAGAAACCCGCGGAGACGGTATTATAGGGGAGGATGTGTTACATAACGCAAAAGTTATTCCATCTATTCCAAATCATATTTCTTACAGGGGAGAACTGATTATAGATGGTGAGATAATTTGCCCTTATAATAAATTTACAGATTTTGAAAAAGAGTATAAGAATCCACGTAACTTTGCCGCAGGAAGCATCAGATTATTAGATTCAAAGGAATGTGAAACAAGAAATCTTAAGTTTGTAGCTTGGGAAGTTATTAAAGGTCTAGATGAGCATATTACTCATTTTTATAAAGATAGTCAAAATCAAATATTTTTTGATGAAACTACTTGGTATGAAAAAGGCAATAATACTTATCTAAGCCAAAAACTTATGGACTTAACAAAGTTAGGGTTCTATTGTGTGCCTTTCCTAGGAAGGTTCAATGGATATACCTCTGAACAAGTTGACGAAGTAATAGAAGAACTTAAAGTAAAAGCAAAGTCTTTTAGCTATCCAATAGATGGTATTGTATTTAAATTTGATGATATTGAGTATGGCAAGTCATTAGGAGAAACGGCACACCATTTTAAAAATGCAATGGCGTATAAATTCTATGATGAAACATATGAAACTAAGATTAAAGATGTCGAATGGACAATGGGCAGAACAGGTGTATTAACACCAGTGGCTATTGTAGAACCTATAGAAATTGATGGTACTATTATAACAAGAGCAAGTTTACATAATTACGGAATTATGTTTAATGAATTAAAGGTTACTCATAAAGGACAAAAGGTAGAAATCTTTAAAGCTAATATGATTATTCCTCAGATAGCAAAGACATATCCCGATGCTGAAGAGGAAGATGAAATTTTAGTAGCTCCTACTAAATGTCCTATATGCGGCGGCCGCACAGAAATTCGTGATAATAATGGTATTCAAACTCTTGTTTGTACTAACGATGACTGCGAAGGTAAATTTATTAATAAATTAGACCATTTTGTAGGTAAAAAAGGTCTTGATATAAAAGGTATTTCAAAAGCAACCTTAGAAAAATTAATGGACTGGGGTTGGATAAACAATCTTGAAGATATATTTAGATTAAAGGAGCATGAAAAAGAGTGGATAAGTAAGACTGGTTTTGGAGCAAAGTCTGTAAAAAAGATTTTGGACTCTATTGAAGCAAGTAAAACTTGTACTTTAGATACTTTTATTTCAGCTCTTGGAATTCCTTTTATTGGGAAAACAGTAGCAAAAGATTTAGTAAAATATGTTTATGATTATGGTGACTTTAGAGATAGAGTTATAGATAGATGGAATTTTGCGTCAATCGCTAACTTTGGTGAAGCAAAAATGCAAGCTATTTTAGATTTTGATTATACAGAAGCTGACATACTTGAAAGAAAGTATTTAACTGTAACAAATCCTCAGGAAAATGAGAATACAAAAGCAGAACAATCATTATCTAATCTTACTTTTGTTATCACAGGCAAATTGCAAGAATTTAAAAATAGAGCTGAGTTAGTTGCGGCAATCGAGGCTTTAGGCGGCAAAGTCGCTGGGGCAATTTCTTCTAAGACGGATTATTTGATTAATAATGATATAAATTCAACTTCATCAAAGAATCTTGCCGCAAAAAAATTAAATATTCCTATAATTACCGAACAAGAAGTAATAAATATGTTTAATAATTAAGAAAAGGCTATTCCATATGAAAAAGAAATTACGTGTTATAGCAGATAAAATTATAGTACTTGAGCAAAAATGTCAAAAAGGTGAAAATATTTCCGCAAATATGGAACAGATAGAAAAACTTACAACTACTCTATCTGTTGAAGAAATGTTAGAGATAGATGACTATATTATGTCTAAAAAGATAAATTGACAGATATAAAAATTTTTGATATAATAATAATACAAACAATAAATATAAATAAAAAGTCATAGATAAAAAAGGAGAAAACAATTATGGCAGAATTGAAACCTAATTCAAAAATCGTATTTAATTATGTAAAGGAGCATCAGGATGACAAGATTACCGCTGCTGATATCGCAGAAGGCACTGGTCTTGAAGTAAGAAGCGTTAACGGTATCGTTACTTCCGCATTCCAGAAGAAAGGTCTTATGGAGAGAGTAGAAGCTGAAGTTGAGCTTGAAGATGGCAGCCACAAGAAGGTTAAGTTTATTCGTTTGACCGCTGACGGCGAAGCTTTCGATCCAGATGCAGTAGTTGCTGACTAATTTTTGAATATATTATCAATGCAGGGTTGGGTATAGTAACCCCAACCCTGTTTTGTTATTAAGGAGCTAATGTGAGCGGAATAACTATTAGTCTTATTGTTATAGAAGCTCTCATTGTTATTGCAGTATTTTTAGGGCTATTTGTTTATTATAGACATAGTAAAAAAATATATGGTACTAATAAAGAAGTAAAAAAACAAAATGAAGAGCTTTCTCAGCAAAATGAAACTCTTAAAGATAATATACAAAAATTAGAAAATGACTATTCAATACAAAATGCTAATAAGATACAATTAGAACAAGATTATAATTTATTAAATCATAATTATCAAACTTTAAAAACACAAGAAAAAGATACAATGGCATCTTTAAAAAACCTTACAGCTTTAAGTGAAGAGCAAGCATCTCATTTAAATGAGAATGTATTAAAAGGTTTTGAAAATTATTGTGTTATATTAGATAATGATTATGAGAAAAAAGAAAAAGAATATCAACGTTCTCTTTGTATATTAAACGAAAATTATGCGGCAGCCCAGAAGAGGTGTGAAGACTCGCTTAATGAAGCGAATGAACAACTCCAAAAGGTGCGTAATACTCGGACCGCCGCAATAGAGGCTTTAAAAAGAGAACAAGAAATAAAAGAGCAACTTTCTTTCTATTGCTTGCAACCAACTCAGTTAGAGCTTGATGATGTAAAAAGACTTGAGGCAATAAAACCTCAACTTCACAATCCCCGTATTTTGAGTATGTTAATTTGGTCAACATATTTTCAAAAGCCAATGACCACATTATGTAATAATGTTTTAGGAACTACTCCTATATGTGGAATATATAAAATAACAAACCAAATTAATGGTATGTGTTATGTGGGTCAAAGTGTCAATACCCAAGACCGATGGAAACAACACGCCAAGTGCGGTTTAGGAATCGACACCCCACAAGGAAATAAACTCTATAAAGCAATGATTTCAGATGGACTGTGGAATTTTAGCTTTGAGTTATTAGAAGCTTGCCCTAGAGAGCAACTTAATGAAAAAGAAAAATATTATATAGAATTATATCAGTCCAAAGATTACGGATATAATACAGCTAAGGGAATCGGAGAATAATAGATGACAAAAACCTTATATAATGACGCACTTAATAACCTTTTGGCAGATAAAGACAACAGCAAAATTAAAAGTTTTGATGATGCATTAATGTTTGCAACCTGTCTTAATAGAGAATGTTCTATTACAGATGAGATAACTGAAGAAATAGGTGATGCAGTTGATAGCTACATTCGCTTTTGGAATCAGGTAGATGATGAAAACGACACCCCCGTTAAAGAACGTGAACCTATTAAATTATATATCGATACGCCAGGTGGTTCTTTAAGTGGTTCATTCACTATGATAAATAGTATTGCTCAATCAAAAACTCCTGTTTGGACAATTAATACGGGTAATGCTTATAGCGGCGGTTTCTTTATCTTTATAGCAGGACATAAAAGAATTGCTTATTCTCTCTCCTCTTTCTTGTACCACGAAGGTTCTGTTCAGAGTGGCGGCGATGCTGGTAAGTTCCGTAATTTTTCAAAATTTTATGAAGTTCAACTTTCACAATTAAAAAATATTGTATTAAAATATACTAAAATTTCTGAAGAAGAATATGAAAGACATATAAAAGATGACTGGTGGTTTACAGCATCTGAAGCATTAAAATATGGCATTTGTGATGAAATTAAAGAGGAGTTACATTAATGGGACAAGTTATTATTCAAGAGATGACAACTAAAGAACCTATTTCTCTAATCGGTCTTGAGGCAGGTGTATGTTGGGGCGCAGATACTTCCGATAAAGAAAAAAATTATAAACGAGGTATCTCGTGTCTTAAAAGTCAGCACGGCCGCACATTTGAGTTTCCTGATGTGTATCTTATTCTCGATGGTTATTCTGCAAGAGTAATCAGAGAATGGTACACTCATATAGGCGGCGCACCTACTAGACTTCAAGCATCTACTCGTTATATTGATTATGAATCAGGATTTGACTACGTAACACCACCTTCTATTGCTAATGATCCTACAAGGAAAGCATTTTATGACTATGCTATGAAAGAAATTTTACACGGTCTACAAGCTTTAGAAGAACAAGGTGTTCCTCGTGAAGATAGTGCTATGTTACTTCCTTTGGGAATGACAACAAAAATTGTCGGTAAATATAATTTCCGCACTTTGTATGATATGTCACATCAAAGACTTTGTACTCGTGCCTATTGGGAATTTAGACAACTATTTACTGATTTATGCAATGCTCTTTCAGCATATTCGGAAGAATGGGCGATATTAGTTAATTTGTATTTTCAACCTAAATGTGAGTATTTAGGCTACTGTCCAGAAGCAAAGTCCTGCGGCAGAATGCCTAAAAAAGGTGAATAAAATTTATTTATTTGATTTATTTAATAAAAAATAATATAATTAATTGTAAATAAATGATAAAGGAATTTTAAAAATTAAATGGAAAATACGAAAAGAGATAAATTTATTGAAGAAGTTTATGCATTAATAGGCAGCAAGGCAATTGAAGAAGTATTTTGTGCAGACTCAATCGACTTTTTGGAAAGATTAAAAAGAGTAGAACTCTTTGTTCCTGGCTGTATGTCAAATGATTCCGACTCAAAGACAAAAGGAAATATCTTGACAGGGAATGGGGCAAAAATTTTACAATTTATGCAAGATAATAAAGATAAATATAACAATATCTTTAAATCAAAAGAAATAGCCGAGGGTTTGTTTGTTTCTTCTCGTTCAGTATCTGGCTCGATGCGTAAGATAATAACAGATGGTTACGTCGTTAAAGCAGGGAGCGATCCTGTTTGTTATAGTCTAACGGATGCGGGCGCCGCATTAAATGTAAACAATGCAATTAATGATAAAGCAGAATAAATTGACAAAATAAGTAAAATTGAATATAATAAAGAAAATAAAAGTTAAACATTAAACATTAAAGATTAAATAGGAGAAAATAAAATATGGCAAGAAAGAATATTAATACAGAAAGAATTGAAGGCAGAGTTTATCAGCACACTCTTGCAGTAAAGCAAGTTTCAAGTCAGACTTCCGCAAATTATGGTAAAGATTTCATTAGTGGCGAACTTGATGTCGCAGTAGATGAAGAAGGCTTGAATGTTATTACAGTTCATTATACATATGTAACTGAAACAACAAGTAAGGGTGCTAAAAATGCTACTTATGCTGCTCTTAAGCAGATTATAGATACTAATGCAACTTGGACAACAGTAGGCAAGGAAGCTGCAACAAAGGTTAGAATTGATACAGCTCTTGCACTTAATGACTTTTATGCAAGCGATGACTCTCTTGTATCGGTTAAGAGAAATGAGGGTGGTTTTGTTACTATTGTAGATAGACTTTCAGATGAGAGTGAAAGAAATAAGTTTACAGTTGATATGTTTATTACGAAGATTGACCATGTAGATGCTAATCCTGAAAAGAATATTACAGAACATACTTCTGTTCATGGTGCAATTTTTGACTTCAGAAATGCTATTCTTCCTGTTGATTTTGTAGTTGAAAATCCTGCAGGTATGAAGTATTTTGAAAGCCTCGAAGTTTCTGGTTCAGAACCTCTCTATACAAAGGTATGGGGTAAGATTATGAGCTTAACTTCAACTCGTTCGGTAGCTGAAGAGTCTGCTTTTGGCGAAGCTTCAGTTAGAACTTATGAAACAAAGAGCAGGTCTTGGGTAATTACAGGTACAGCTAAGAATCCTTATGATTTCGGTGATGAGGAAGTTTTAACAGCTGAAGACGTAACAAAGGCACTTCAAGACAGACAGGTTTATCTTGCTGGGGTTAAGAAGAGAGCTGATGATTATAAGGCAAGCAGAAATGCGGCAGTCGCTCCTACTCCCGCAGCAGCAACTCCTTCCGCACCTGCAAAGAAAGGTAGCTTTAATTTCTAATTAAATCATAAATCTAAGGGAGATAAAATTCTCCCTTAGTATAAAAATAACAAGGTGGAAAAATAAATATGGCAGATTTAGATATATTAAATATTCAACCCCATCAAGTTAGTCGTGATTTAAGAGGTTATTCAGTCTTCCTTTATGGAGAGCCTAAATCAGGTAAAACTACGATGGCAACCAAGTTTCCTAAACACCTCTTACTTGCATTTGAAAAAGGATATAATGCAATCCCTGGAGCAATGGCTCAGCCCATTAATTCTTGGAGCGAATTCCGCAAGGTTCTTCGTCAGTTAAAGTCTGATGAAGCTAAAAATAGATTTGAAACAATTATTGTAGATACCGCAGATATAGCTTATGATCTTTGTGAAAAGTACATATGTGCTAACGCAAAGAGAGCGGATGGTGGTGTTGGCGTAGATGCAGTTGGAGATATTCCCTATGGTAAAGGATATACTCTTGTAGCAAATGAATTTGATGAGTGTTTAAGAAGTATTCTTCAAATGAATTATGGACTTGTTCTTATTTCTCACTCTATTGATAAAACATTCAAGGACGTCAATGGACAAGAATATCAGCAAATTGTTCCTACATTAAGTTCAAAAGCTCGTAATATTGTATCTCGTATGTGTGACCTTATTGGTTATTCAAGAGTTATAGACACCGAAGATGGTAAGCTTTCAACAAAACTCTTTCTTCGTGGAACTCCTCGATATGTCGCTGGTTCTCGTTTTAAATATACTCCCGATTATATTGATTTTAACTATACTAGTCTTGTTAAAGCAATTAGTGATGCTATTGATAAGCAAATGGAAGAAGATGGAACAGAATATTTCAGTGATACAAAAAATAACTTATATACAAGCACAGTAGTTGAATTAGATTACGACGCTTTAATGGAAGAATTTAGTTCAATAGTAAATAACTTAGCAAAAGACTCTGAAAAGTTTGCTACTTACTGGCAGCCAAGAATTGTTCAAACCGTTGAGAAATTTTTAGGAAAAGGACAAAAAGTTAATCAATGTTCAAGAGACCAAGTAGAAGCCTTAAGTTTAATTGTGGACGAATTAAAATCTTTGATAAAGTAAATATATAAAGTAGAGGGAAGGTTACCTAACCTTCCTTTTGACTTTTTTAATAAAATTTAATATAATATTATATATTAAAGAAGAAGAGGTTAAAAATATGCCGCATCCTGTGACTTGTGTATATTGTCACAAAAAATTTGATAGAGATAAGGAAGCCGCAGTTCAAATCTCCAAAGCTCGTTATGCACATAAAGAATGTGCTGAACATAAAGATGAGCTTTTAACTCAAGAAGAAAAAGACATTATGGCTCTAGAACAATACATTATGAAAAAGTTTGAAGAGCCTTTTGTTAACGCCCGCATCAAAAAACAAATTAAAGAATATCGAGAAGAGTATAATTATACTTATAGTGGTATGTTAAAAACTTTAATTTGGTGGTTTGATATTAAGGGTAATTCTCTTGATAAAGCTAATGGTGGTATAGGTATTATACCTTTTGTATACAAAGATGCTTGTGATTATTATTATGCTTTGTACATGGCTGAAATGGTTAATGAAGATAAAGATATTAATGACTTTCAACCAAAACAAAGAGTAATAGAAATAGCATCACCAAGAGTATATGTGAAACCACCTCAATTATTTAACCTTGATGATGACGAAGAAGGAGAGGACTAATGGCTGCTAGCAAATATGTAGATACATCTGCTATTGTCAATGTTATAGGAAATATTTACAATAATGTTTCAATTCTTGACAATGAAGATTATCATTTTCACGAAGAAGATTTTCCGAACGAATTTCATCGAATATTGTTCGGGTCCATTTATAATTTACACGCACTTGGAGCAACAGAAATCACTATTAATGCAATAGAAGATTATCTTGAGCAAAGACCTACCAAGTATGCTATTTATAAAAATAACAAAGGTCAAGAATATTTACAAAAAATTTCACAAGATACACAATTTGCAACTTTCAATTATTATTATCATAGAATGAAAAAATTCACGCTATTAAGAATGTATGATAGCATTGGAGTTGACGTATCTGGATTATATGATGTAGATAATATATTAGATTTAAAGAAGAAACAAGCTCAAGAAGATTGGCTTGATAATACCTCCCTTGAAGAAATTGCTGATATTATTGATAAGAAAATTGTTGATATACGACTTAAATATGTAGATGATGCTAATGAGGGAGCTGTAGGCGCGGGCGTCGGTGCTTTGGAACTTTTAACGAGATTAAAAGAGACACCAGAGATAGGTTATCCATTATTCGGACCTTATATTAATGCAATCACACGCGGAGCTCGTTTAAAGAAGTTTTATTTGAGGTCTGCCGCAACTGGCGTCGGAAAATCAAGAAGTATGATAGCAGATGCTTGTAGTATTGCGTGTGATACTATATATGATTCTGCTCAAGGTTGTTGGGTTGAAAATGGAACTCAAGAACCAACAATTTTCATATCAACAGAGCAGGAGATTGAAGAAATTCAAACTATGATGATTGCATTTATCTCTGATGTAGATGAAGAGCATATTATTACGGGGCAGTACGTCGTTGGTGAATGGGAGCGTGTAACCAAGGCCGCCGCAGTTTTAGAGAAAAGTCCACTTTATGTAGAACAGCTACCAGACTTCTCTCTTAAAGATATAGAAAATACAATTAAACGTGGTATTAGAGATCACGGCACTCGTTATATTTTCTTTGATTATATTCATACAAGCATGAAGATTTTAACAGAAGTGACTTCAAAAACAGGTATTAAAGGACTTCGTGAAGATAATGTTTTGTTTATGATTTCAATTCGTTTAAAAGACCTTTGCAATCAATATGGCGTATTTATTATGACAGCGACTCAGTTAAATGCAGATTATATCACTGCTCAACAGTATGACCAAAACTTACTTCGTGGTGCAAAGTCTATTGCAGATAAAATTGACTGTGGTATGATTATGCTTGAAGCAAGTCAAGATGATATTAAAGCACTTGATCCTGTTATAAAGAAAGGCGGTTTTGATAAACCTGTAATCAAAATTTCTGTATATAAAAACCGTCGTGGTAGATATAAGGATATTCTTTTATGGTGTAAAGCTCAAAGAGGAACTTGTAAAATTATTCCTATGTTTATAACAAATTATCAATATGAACTTATACCTATTGAAGATTTAAAAATAAATGTAAAGCCAAGTGCGGCATCCGCATTTTAAGGAGAAATAATGGCATTAAATAAAGGTTACTTAACAGCTCAAACAACTAAAGAATCAGATGAGGTTTATACTCCAGAATATGCAGTTAAACCTATTATAAAATATATATCTAATCCTAATGCGATAATATGGTGTCCTTTTGACACAGAAGATAGTAAATTCGTTGAATTACTTCAACAGGCTGGATATAAAGTGATTTATTCACATATTCAGCTTGGTCAAGATTTCTTTTTATACGAACCAGATGAACCATATGATTTAATTATATCTAACCCTCCTTTCTCTCTTAAAGATGAAATCTTAAAAAGATTAGATGAATTAAATAAACCATATGCTATGCTACTTCCTCTTCCCGCACTTCAAGGACAAAAGAGATTTGAATATATTAAAAAATGTCAAGCATTAATTTTTGACAAAAGAATAAATTTTTATAAAGATAAAGAAATGAAAGAAGTTCAAAAAGGAGTTAGCTTCGCAAGCATATATATATGCAAAGATTTTTTACCCAAAGATTTAATTTTTGAAAAACTTGAAGTAAAGGGTTAATAAAATGACAGTAAAAGAATTAATGAGCAGAAAAAATCTTACTAAAAAAGATATTACTATATATTTTAAAGAAAATAAAAAATTATTTGATGGTAATAATATAGATGAATTTTTAGACCGAGAAATGCAAGAGTTCCATTTTTATGGAGAATGGAATGACAATAACGAAATTAACCTTAAGTGTGCTTGTGTTATATAATTATTGGTATATAAGATGTATAAGTATAATAAAGATGAATTAAAAGAAAATTTAACTTTAGCTCAAATTGAATCTCTTGTGGCTGAGCTTGGTGGGGAACCTATACTTAAAGGAGATATTCTTATTTGTAAGACTATCTGTCACGGAGGCTCACATCATAAACTTTATTACTACTCAAATACTCATCTTTTTCGTTGTTATACGGAATGCAATGATACTTTTGATATTTATGAATTAGTGCGTAAAGTCAAAAGTCAAAGCAATGAACAAATTACATTAACTCAAGCAGTTGCTTTTGTGGCTACATACTTCGGATATTCTTCTCAGACGTTTGATTTTGATAGTTTACGAGAAAATCTTCAAGATTGGAATATTCTTAATAATTATGACCAAATTAGCTTATTAGACAATAGCAAAAAAATAATCGAACTGAAAATTTTAGATAAGAATATTATTAAGTATCTTCCACATCCTCGTATTATTCCTTGGGAAGAAGAAGGCATTACAAGAGAAGTAATGGAAGATAGAGGAATTTGTTATGATTCAGCTAGTCAAAGTATTGTTATTCCGCATTTTGATAAAGATAATAATTTAATTGGTATTAGAGGTCGAACGCTTATAAAAGAAGAAGAGCAGTATGGGAAATACAAACCTTTAATATTAAATGGAAAAATGTATAATCACCCTTTGGGCTTTAATCTTTATAATCTTAATAAGAGTAAAGATAATATTAAAGCAATGCAGAAAGCTATCCTTTTTGAGGGCGAGAAGTCATGCCTCAAGTATGCTAGCTATTTTGGAATGGATCGAGATATAAGTTGTGCAGTATGCGGCAGTTCGTTTATTTCATATCAAGCTGAATTATTAATATCTTTAGGTGTTAAAGAAGTTATAGTAGCTTTTGATAAACAGTTTAAAGAATTAAATGATGATGAATTTAAAAAATGGGTAGCAAAATTAAAAGAAATAAATAAAAAATATAGTTCTGATTTTCAAGTATCTTTTATGTTTGATAAATGGGGACTATTAGGATATAAAGATAGTCCAATAGATAAAGATAAAGAAACTTTTTTGGAGTTATTTAAAAAAAGTATAATTTTATGTTAAAAAATTATGATGATGTGTCCCCAGAAGAAAAATTAAAAAGAGCGTTTAAACAACTTAAAAAGAATGAAAAGAAAATAAATAAAGCTCTTAAAAATTTTACAAAAGTATTAGAAAAATTAAATAAAATAGCAGATAAGGAACTAAAACAAGATGACAATAGAAGAATTTGAAAATAAATTTTGTAAGAATGATTGTAGAAACCAAAGCTGCCAAGGTGGAGAAAAAGGAATTGGAAATTGCCAACATTTACAATGGAATCCCGTCATTGGCATTAAATATACAGGTTTTGATTTATCTAAATATAATAAATTTAATATTATAGAATATGATTGCAGTAATTTTAATACATATGCTAAAGATATTATTATAGTCAAGGAGGATATATGCGATATAAGCTTATTAAACCCGTTGACAATAGATTAAATGCAACTGAACAGATATTAACAAATAGAGGTATTCCTTATACCGAAATTCATCATTATCTGAATACAACAGATAAAGATATTAATGAACCCGCGGCATTTGGTTCTGCGCGCCTTAAAGAGGCGGCTGCCGCTCTTATATCAACAGTTTATAATTCTCAGCACTGTTTAGTAGTAGTAGATGCCGATTGCGATGGTTTCACTTCTTCCGCTATCTTAATAAATTATTTATATGATGCTTTTCCCATTTGGGCAGAGAATTATTTACATTACTTCATTCATGCAGGTAAACAACACGGTTTAAGTGATGTTCCTATTCCTCAAGGGAATTTTTCTCTTGTAATTTGTCCTGATGCCGCATCTAATGATTATGAATATCATAAAGCATTAAAGAATGAAAATATTAAAGTCCTTGTATTAGACCACCATGAAGCTGAAAAATTAAGTGATGACGCAATAGTAATTAATAATCAACTTTCAGACTACCCTAATAAAAATCTCTCAGGAGCAGGAGTTACTTGGCAATTTTGTCGTTATTTAGATAATCTTTTAAATAAAAATTATGCTAATGAATATCTTGATTTGGCGGCTCTTGGTAATATGGCGGATATGATGAGTCTTAAGTCATTTGAAACTAAACATATCATTTTAACAGGTTTTAAAGAAGAAAATATCAAAAATCCATTTATCTATGAAATGGCAAAGAAAAATGCTTTTTCTTTAGGAGCTAAAATAACACCTATGGGTGCCGCCTTTTATATTGCACCTTTTGTGAACTCTATGGTAAGAAGTGGTTATCCTGAAGAAAAAGAACTTTTGTTTTCTTCTATGTTAAAGCATAAAGCCTTCCAAAAAATTCCTTCAACTAAGAGAGGTCATGCAGTAGGAGAGCTAGAAAGAGTAGTAGACCAAGCGGTTCGTACTGCTACTAATGTAAAAAATCGTCAAACAAGAGTACAAGATGAAGGACTTGAAATTCTTGAAGAAATGATAGAAACTCAACATCTTTTAGACCACAAGGTACTTTTGTTCTTATTAAAGCCTAATCAAGTTGATAGAAATATTGCTGGTTTAATTGCTAATAAATTTATGGCTAAATATCAACGTCCTTGTTGTATTTTAACAAGAGTAGAAGAAGATGATCCTAATATGACACTTCTATCTTTTCCTCCTCAGTCCAAGAAAATTATTTCCTATCAAGGTTCCGCCCGCGGGTGTGACAAAGTGGGTATTACTAATTTTAAAGATATATGTGCGGCAACGGGTGTTACGCTCTATGAGGAGGGGCATCAAGGAGCGTTTGGTTTAGGCATATTAGCAGAAAATATCCAGTCTTTTATAGAAAAGACCGACGCCGCGCTTGTTAATATGTCTGATGAGCCTATATATTATGTTGATTATATATATAAAGGTGTAGATGTAAAAAGTGACGATATTCTTAATATTGCTAATTTAAGTGATATTTGGGGTAAAGATATGGATGAAGCATATGTTGCTATTGAAAAGATTAAAATTAGTGCTAATATGGTAACAGTATATGTAAAGAAAAATAATACATTAAAAATTACTTTACCTAATAAAATAACTTTAATGTTATTTGATGCTCCAGATGACTTATGTGATAAATTACAAAACCAGAATCCTGGATACATTGAAATGAATATCGTTGGCAGATGCGCGGCCAATGAGTGGATGGGACGAGTTACTCCACAAGTTATGATTGAAGATTATGAAATAATAGGTCAGAGTAGGTTTAACTTTTGATTGAGTGGAGCGCAGTCAGCCGTACTTCAAAACTAAAATGGCTTTTGGACTTTTTGCATCCAAAAGTCTTTTATTGACTTTTTCTTTAAAAAATTATATAATAATATATATGGAAATAAGGAGTTAAATATGAATGAAATTTTTAATATAGATTGCATGGAATATATGAAAACTATGACTGCTAATTCAGTTGATTTAACGCTCACTGATATTCCCTATGGAGAAGTCAATAGAAAAGATAATGGCTTAAATAATCTTAATAAAGGTAATGCAGATATTGTTACTTTTAGTTTAAAAGAGTTTTTAGATGAAGTATATAGAATTACAAAAAGTACAATAATTATCTTTTGCGGACGCGGACAGCTTTCAGATATAAGTAAGTATTTTGATGAAAAGCAAAAGCAGAATAAAGGAACTCCACGTCAGCTCATATGGAGAAAGACTAATCCTAGCCCTATGAATGGACAATATGTTTATCTTTCTGGCATTGAAAATGCTATGTGGTTTAAGAAGCGCGGCGGTACATTTAATGCTCATTGTAAAAATACTGTATTTGATTATCCACTTGGTACTTCAAAACTGCATCCCACAGAGAAAAATCATAAACTCTTAAAAGAATTAATTTTAGATAATAGTAATGAAGGAGATGTAGTTTTTGATCCTTGCGCGGGTTCGGGTGCACATCTCTTAGTAGCAAAAGAAAATAATAGAAATTATTTAGGTTGTGAAATTTTTGAAGATTATTATAAGATTTGTAAAGATAGAGGATTATAATGTCAACAGATAATAGAAGTTTTGAAAGTGCAGAATTTGGCTTGCTAGACGCATTAAATTTAATAAGTTTTTATCTGCAAATGGATAATATTGAACAAGATGAAATTCAAGCTAAATATCTTAAATTAGTAATTCAAGCTATTGCTAATGAAGTAGAAAAGATACATAGAGAAAATAATATAATAATCAAACAAAATAATGAAATTTTAAAATTATTAAGAAAATAGGAGGGTAAAACTAAATGCAGCTTACAAGCAAACAAGAGGAAGGTTTGAAAATTGCCCTCCAAAGACACAAGAATAATGAGAAATATACCGTGATATCGGGCTACGCAGGAACAGGTAAGTCGACACTTGTAAAGTTCATTATAGAAGCCTTAAATGCAAGTCCTCAAAGAGTTGCATATGCCTGTTTTACAGGGAAAGCAGCGGAGGTGCTTAGAAAGAAGGGTAATCCTAATGCTATGACATTGCACAGATTACTTTATGATAGTATTCCTAGACCTGGCGGCGGTTTCTTCCGTAAACCTAAAATGGTACTTGATTATGACATTGTCGTTGTAGATGAAGTTAGTATGGTGCCTAAGTCTATGATAGATATGCTATTAAAACATAAGGTATATGTTATCTTCCTTGGAGATCCTTTTCAGTTACCTCAAATTGATAAAAATGAATCTCATGATTTATTAGAGCATCCTCATATATTTTTAGATGAAGTTATGCGTCAAGCAGCAGAGTCTGAAATAATTAGATTGACTATGAAGATTCGTAATCGAGAAGAAATTCATTTTGAGCAAGGTAATGAAGTTATTGTTATTCCCAAAGGAGAATTGGTTACAGGACATATGACTTGGGCTGATCAAATTATATGTGCTACTAATCTTTCTCGTATCGCACTTAATAAACAAATGCGCGAATTATTAGGATTTAGCGGGCTTCCGCAGAATGGTGATAGAATGATATGTCTTAGAAATTATTGGGAAGATTTTTCTGATAGTGGCGAGTCACCATTAGTTAATGGGACTACGGGCATTATTCAAAATCCTTTTCCTTCATTTAGAATAGCTCCGTATTATGTAAATATGAAAGAGCATAGAATGGATACTATTGTGGGTAATTTCATTGCGGATGGCGGTGAAACTTATAGTAATGTAGAAATGGATAAACATATGATCGAGACTGGTGAAAAATGCATCGATTGGAGAGAATCCTACGCTCTTGGTAAATTAAGATTAAGATTAGGAGATATAGTTCCTAGGGAGTTCGCTTTTGGGTACGCTATAACTGCCTGGAAAGCGCAAGGCAGTGAATGGGATAAAGTTCTCGTAATTGAAGAGAAATTCCCCTTTGATAAAGAAACTCATGCAAAATGCTTATACACTTGTTGTACAAGAGCATCAGAAAAGCTTGTGTTAGCAAGAGAATAATATTAAAAACTGGTCATAAATAACAAATATACTTCCCATAAATTTAATATAATTATGAAATAA